TAACCTAAAACACGGACACGAACTCTACCCAATTTTAATGGGTCTTTTCTGTCTTCTACTACACCGAAGAACCAAGCAAAACCATCTTTTCCTAAAAATCCATTCATTATCTTAATCCTGGAATAAAGTTCTGTACTCTTTCAGTCAATTCTGGATAACATGCTGATTCATCACACAATTGTCTTATTCCTTCTTGACCACCCAATTCCTCTATTGTACTAGAACCACTTAATAGAGAATTTAATTTATCTGCTGCATGATCTGCATTGTCAGAATATTCTGAGTCTCTTCTAAGAGATAAAGTAGTTCTAACATTAAATCCAATGGTATCTCCTTTATTTTCTATAGTATGTTTAATTCTTGTAATTAAGAATTTACCAACAAAGAATGGATCTCTTGCTTGTTTTGTGTTAACAGAATCTACTTGTGGTCTTCCAAAAAATACAACATCTCCTAAATTAATACCAACATTTCCTTTTATTTCTACATCAACTCCAAATTGATCCATAGCAGCCATAGATGCAATTCTTTGTAATAACCATTTATCTACATTATTAGAAGGATTATCTGGATTTCCGGGTTTTTCATCAACCGAATACAATTTAGTTGCTTTTGGATAATATTTTACTACAGTTTCTGGATTATTATATACTTGATTTATTATAGATGAAGATGGAGAAAAGTTTTTATCCACTAATTGCCTATCATATAGGTGGTTTTGTTTTTGAAATAATTCATCATATCTCATAGTTGTTTTAGCATATTTTTTACGAGTTATATCAAAAGTTAAACAAGTGGAAGCATACATTCCCTCTTTTATATTATTTAAAGGAGAAAATTCTTTTGCAATATGCTGTAATCCCTCAAATGATTCTTTTTTGGTAAACTTACCAGAAACAACATTATTATTTGGCATTAACCTTATTGTTATACCATCATCTTCCTTTGTTCCTATAACTGGTTCTTTCTTCATTAAATTACCAATACTAGTAAAATGGTGAACTCTGTCTATATCTTCATAAAAAACAAAATTATGATTTAAATTTCCAGAAGAACCAGAATACGCTCTACTTGTCAACCACATAATTGCTTTCATAGGCGAAAGACTAGGTATTATTACTTTTTGTTTATTTTCAGTTTCTTCATCCACTATTACTTCTAATGATAAATATTTTTTTGCTATATTTGAAACTATTGTACTAATTTTATCTTTGTAAGACTTTCTTACTTTTTTAAATTCATTTTCAATCATTCCCTTTGAGCAGAAATGAAAAGTGGTTGCTTGTTTAAATATTGATTGATCTCCAGATGATTCAAGAGGTATCATTGATACTTTATAAATGTAAAATTTTTCAGCATCTAATGTATTTTCTCTTGAAACTGGGAAAGTTTTTGTAGAGAGAGAAAATATCAGTTCCTCACCTTTTCCTACAATACCACCTCTGAAATTTTTTGTAACTCTACTGGTAGGAACATCTATTATTGTTATGTCGCCGGTTACAAAAGGATCATATATGCTTTGATATAAATCAATTGAAACTACAACATTTGTTATATCAACTGCTGTATCTTCTGATTTTATTATTATACTACTAAGATTTTGTAAATTTATCATATTAAACAGCCATTAATTTAGCATATTCTTGTTCTATTCTTGTAGCTATTGTTGGTAGAGGTAAATAGATATATCTCTTATTATCATTTAATTTAGTTTCATATTCATAATTTGTTATTACATTATTACTTATACCATTAATATATCCTTGTAAATATCCTGTTAATGGATCTAGATATATTCCATTTAATTCAAAATGATGTAAAGATTCTTGTTCATAATTATTTACTCTACCCACTTTGCCTATAAAAGAACCATTATTTAAAAAAGATATACTATCGTTTATAGCAAAAGAACCACTTATAATTTTTATCACCAATTTACTCAATGATGCATTCCATTCAATAACTTCTGCCTTTTTGTTTGGATTTCCAGCAACTATTATAATATCCCCTTTATTAATATCATAATTTTTTATACTATCCAATTTTAAAAATAAAGAAGATAAAGAACCATATTTTTTATTAATATAAGAATCAAATGCTTGAGATGAAAGTGGCCAATCATTATATACATTTTTTATATTATTTACTAATAAAATTATCCAAGACAATGATTGTCTATCATACATTTTTTTGGCTATAGATTCTGGTGTATCACCTTCACGAACATAATATGGAATCGAGTATTGAGTATTTTTATAAACTTCAAAACTTTTTAATGTAGAAAATATGTCCGTTACTTGAACAGAATTTCCGTTTTTATCGGTTTGAGTAATGAATGGGTGTTTAGTAAAAAACATTTTATCTTTCTACAAAATTGGATGGAACTGGTGCTGTTGGTCTTTCCAAATAATAGGGAACATCGTTTTGTGTTGGTGCTGCTATTAAAGGAGGAGGATCTGGATTATATGTTGGTGCTGAAGGTGATTTTGGTTGATTATAAATCACTCCTTCAGATAACATTCTGTAATATGAGAATGATACTTGTTGTTTTACATAGTTATTATCTCCTTCCCAAGAATAATCAATAGAACCTATATTTGTTGGATATGCTCCTACAAATTGAGTGTTATAAACTTTAGAATTACTGGTATCGACTTGAGTTAATACTATGAGTGAAGAGTTGGTATAATTATTATAATATTCAACTCCATTATTAATATCAAAGATATATTCTTGCCAGTTTAGAAAGAATTTTCTTTCTCTAAATCCTTGACTCATTCTAAATGTTAAACTGAGTTCATTTCCATAATCTATAGTATAAGGAAGTCTGAGAACTGGTAGGTTGTTTAATTTAAAATCGGTTGTGAATAATGATTGATTTGGTATAGTTGCTGATTCACAAACAAATCTAAATCCGTTTCTGTCTGCTAATGATGATAGAGTATTATTTGGTAATAATGGTGGAAACACAGTAACAAAAAATCTATTTGTTCTGTAATAAATACCAGCATCAATTAAAAAATTTGCAAGTTCTGTAACTCCAGAACCAGTAACGGGAGTAAATGTTGCAATAGGATCTCTTTCTGTTATAGAGCCAGCAGATACCCTATCCGTTAATCCTTGGAATGTTTTTATTGAATCTATTGCGCCTAGTGGACCATATGGTAATCCAAATGAACTCATTTAATTTATTCCTAATGTTTTTTCTGTTATTATTTTAAATATCCAATTTTGTTTTTTAGCAAATTCTGTAGCAGCATTCCACTTTGAATTATTTATTAACCAAGTTTTACTTTCTTTCAAAAATGTTCTTTGCTTCTTATTATCACTCTGTTTTGGCTGAACACACTGTCTTGATGGTTTTACTTCAACCAAATAAACCTTGGTATCTCCAGTTTTTTCACGAACTTCTATAACAAAATCTACAAAATATCTATGAATTCTGTTGTCCAATGGTGAAATATAAGGAATTGCTAATTCTTCTGATGACCACTTCAATACATTGTCATTTTTATCGCAAAAAACCATGAATCTACGCTCCAATAAAGATCGATAGACTATATTATTGGGGTTTCCAACATATTTTTCTGGTTTTTCTGGATGATATTTACCTTTATATGGCATATAAATAAAAAAGAACAGTTCTTTCCTATTTATCTAGAAAAATGGCAGAAATAAACCAACAAAACATAGCAAATTATACAACTTTAGCAACTCCTGGGTCTGTTTTACCAAATTTGACTGGTCAACCAGCAAACTTTGAAACTGTAACAGGTAATACTATCACTATTGCTGATAAAATGAGAGCATTTTCAAATATTCAAGAAAAAATAAACACAGAAAATAAAACGAAAGCATTAGAACAAAGATTACCTGAATTAGATATTTCATCAGTTAAACAATTATCTTTTAGTGGTGATGTAAGTAAATTGAGAGATTGTATGGTAATAACTCTTTATTCTCCTTCTAGCAATGAGAATCCAAATTTATCAAATTCTCCTCTATCACTAAACAGAAAAATAGGTGAAAGTGCTTCTTCATTCGCTAAAAGTGCTTCTAAAAGAGTAGAGGAAACAGAATTACCATTTGGGAATGAATTAAAAAATAATTTAGTATATGAAACAAAAAGAATAGTTGAAAATAAAGAATTAACATCTGGTGAAATTGAAAGATTAAATCAAGAATTTTATACAGAGGGCACCAAAGGAAATAAAAGTAAAACTATATTTTTACCTTTACCAAAACAAATAAATGATATTCATTCTCACAACATTGATTCATTTTCAAATAATCCTTTAATTCCAATTGCTGGTATAGTTTCTAGTGCTTTAAATACTATAGGTGGCGGAAATCAAACGAAACCAGGTATGAAATATTCAACTCCAGCAGGACTCGGTGATTATATAATGAATAATTTACAACTTGCTGCAAGAAAAACATTAAATCCTGCTGTAGAAACACTTTATCGTTCTCCAACCCCAAGAAATTGGCAGTGGAATATTGAATACAGTCCAACAAGTAAAGAAGAAGCGGATAATTTTATAAAAATTGTAGAATCATTAAAACAGCATTCTTATCCAACACAAGATTTTGGTGGTATATTATATACATTTCCAGGAACTATAGATTTTAAATTTATAATAAATGGGGAAGAATCAAAAGTATTACCAAGAAGTCTTCAAAAATGTTTCATTAAAGGTGTACAATTAGATTACACTCAACAAGGATTCTATGCACATTTTAAAGATGGTAATCCTGTTACTATAGTTTTGACTTTAGATATAGTCGAAACAAGACTACTTGATAGATCTGATTTGGATCCATCACTAAAACAAGCAGCATTATCAGAAGATGAAGTGGATAGAGCAGTATCAGAATATGATAAAAATGATTAAACCATGAAGGAGATAATGAAATGATTGATTTAAAGAATTTAGTATCGTTACCGACTTATACAACCACAATACCATCAACGGGTAAAAAGGTTTCTTTTAGACCATTTGTGGTCAAGGAAGAAAAAATATTATTGATTGCTTTAGAATCCAAAAATAATGAACAAATAACAAATGCATTAAAAACAGTATTTGAATCATGTTTTAATGAAAAAATAAATGTAGATGAAATGTCATATTTTGATATTGAATATCTCTTTATCCAATTAAGAATGAAATCAATGGGTGAAATTGTAGAAATAATAGTGAAAGACCCAACAACTAATGAAAAGTTTGAAACAGAGATGAAATTAGAAAATATTAAAGTTTTAAATTTAACAGAAAATAAAAAAAACTTTGATATTAAATTAAATGATAAATTTGGGGTAATTATGAAATACCCAAGAATAGTAGAATTTGCTGAACTTGGAAATACTGATAAAAACAAAACAGAAATAATGTTTGAATTGATGGCATCATGTATAGATAAAATTTATACATCAGAACAAGTAATTGAAGCAAAAGATAAAACAAAAGAAGAATTGAAGGATTTTTTAGAAAATTTACCAAAAGAAATGTTTTTAAAAATAGCAGAATTTTTTGATATTTTACCACAAATTGTATACAAAGATGAATTTATAAGTCCAACAACTGGAAACAAAATACCAATATTAATAAATGATTTTAAAACTTTTTTCGTCTAATGCTCTCGGTTGAAAATTTAAAAATAATGTATGAAACTAATTACGCATTGATCGAGAGCAAAATATTTAATATAAATGAATTAGAAATTATGTTACCTTGGGAAAGAAGAGTTTACATTGGATTACATATAAAGAATATCCAAGAACAAAAAGATAGAATAGAGCAATCCAGAAAAAAAAGTAAAATAAGAGGATAATTCATGCCACTAGAAGATAAAGAAAAAATTTTAATAGACATTAGTAAAAAGGTAGATGGTGCATTTAAAACCATTAATTCTTTATTTTCTATAACAGAAAAACAAAATAAAATAACATCAGATCAAGTTGCAAAACAAGAAGAAATAGAATCAGAATCAAAACAAATTGAAGATGAAGATAAAAAATATAAAATAAAAACAACAAAACTGTTAGAAGAAATTAGAGATAAAGAATTTACAATATCAGGTGGCGCAGGTGGTGGAATATTGGGTTCATTACTTGGTGGATTTTTACCCGGTTTAATAGGATTAGGTGCTTCAATTGCTGGATTAGTTTCTGCTATTAAGGGGTTTAAAGAATGGTGGGAAAGCGGAAAAATAAATCCATTTGCAGATTCAAAACCGGCTGCACGAGAAATAGTACCACCAGTTGCAACTGCTACTGCTACAACTTTTGCTGCAACGATGAAGACTGGACAAGTTAAAAGTGTAGAACAAGCAAAAACTCAAATCGGTAAAGCGATTACTGGAAATTCTACAAAAACAAATTTAGAAGTGAAGGTTTTGGATGCCGAAAAGGGATTGGTAGAAATAAAACCAGTTGCCGAAAAAATACCTGTAGGTGAACGAGTAAGTGCCGGTGTAAAGGGAACAGGAAATGCTATAGGATTTTCTGCAAAGAGTTTAAAATCTGCAGGAAGAACAGGACTTGCAACTGGTGCTATTAGCGGTGCAACATCATTTTTTGCAAATGATGATGTACCATTTTTTGAAAGATTAAAAGAAGCAGGAATGGATTTTACTAAAGGTGCTGCTCTGGGCACAGCAATTGATGTAGGATTGACTGGTCTATCGGGAACAGCCGCTGCAATGGGTGCTTCCAGATTAGCAACTCTAATACCAATTGCTGGTCAATTATATGGTCTATATGAATTAACAAAAACAGCATATAATGCAGGAACTATTGGTCAAGAAATTGCAGAAGGTGGCATGTTAACAAAGCTTCAAAATAAACTTGATGCAGATAAAGAAAAAGCAAATAAATTATTAGAACTTTCTAAATTTCAAGAAAATTCTGGTGCTAAAGAAGAATCCGCAAGAACTGCTCAACAAGCAGCAAATATCTTGGAACAATCTAGTATTGAATTTGCACAATTTCACAATATAGTATCCACAAATCAAAAGTTAAATCAAATTGTGGATATGAATAAAGCATTTGGTCTTGGTAGAAAATACAGCATAGAAGATGTAAATAGTTTATCAATCTTTATGCAACAAGCAAAAGGTGCATCAGATAAAGAAAAACTTGAATATTTAATGAAAGATTCTGTATATGGACCAAAGGTTTCTGAGATTGTTGGTAATGTTGGAATGTCTAAAACTTTAGAATTATTAAAACAAGCACCAACAATATTAGAAGATTATAATACCAATAGTTGGAGAAATCCAAGTGAATATTGGGCAAAACATGAAAAAGAGATAAAAGAAGAAATTCAAAAGCAAAAAAGTATTCTTGATGCAAAACGCGAGAAGTATGATATGGATTCACCATTGAAATACGGAAATCGCAACTTTGCAAACGAAGGAATCATCGAAGGAACAAGGCGCGGTTCTAGAATCATTGCAGGTGAAAATTATACTTCAGAAGCAGTTGTATCAACCAAACCCAATACAGTAACAGAAACAATTGGTAAAAATTTATATGATACCATTAAACAAAATGCAAATACTGATATTGATTCAACTTATAGACAATCTGCAGTTATAAATGATGTATTAAAAAACACAATACAATCTTATTATGATATAACAAAGATATCACCTCTAAATACACAGGGCAATCAAACGATTGTAAATAACTTTATGGGTGGAATGGGTGCAGGAAATATTCCAGAAACCAATTCTCATTTTAATTCTATGGGATTAACACCTAATAACACAGAAACTATATTACAAAAAGTATACATGGATACCTATAAAGCAGCATTGTTATAAAAGAAAAGAGCCAGATTTCTCTGGCTCTCTTCCACACCATCTTCACATTAACTCACTCGTCATCACTAGTAAGCTTCTCGAAGTAGGACATTGCATCCTCTTCCTCAACCTCCTCAACAACCTTCTTCTCAGCCATCTTTGCTGGCTTTGAAGTCTTCGGTGAAGAGTACTTCAGTTCAGTCTCTGGTTCGAAGTCATCATCTGACATCTCTTCAGCCTTACGCTTACCCTCTGGAGCAGACTTGAGAACACTATCCAACTTCTTGGACAGTTCATCATAAGACTTGAAGTTCTCTGGCTTGAGGAACTCCTGTAACTTGTGCTGCTTAGCCCAGACACCTTCCAGTTGCTTATCATCACCACCGAGAAGTGGGGTAGCCTCATCAAATTCGCTCTTGTCGTAGTTAACATAACCAGCGACCTTACGAATCTTCAACTTGAAGTCTGCACCCTTCCAGAAGTCAAAGACATTGATTGGAGTCTCATCAGCAAACTCAGGCTGCAACTTCTCCATGATCTTATCAAAGATCTTCTTACCAAACTTGAAAAGGAACACCTTTCCGTCGTTTGAAGGATTCTTTGGATCTGAAACAACCATGATGTTGGCAATGTAAGACAACTTACGCTTGCGATCACGGGCTACTGTCTTGTCATCCTCCATACCCGAATTCCAAAGTTCACTGTTTGCTTCACAAACAGGGCACTTGCCACCGATAGTGGTCGGGCAGTTCTCAATGAACCAACCACCCTTGCCTTGGAAACCATGTGAGAACACACGAACCCACGGAACATCCTCACCCTCAACAGGGGGAAGGAAACGGATGACAGCGAAACCATTGCTTGCTTGATCAAGCGTAGGCTTCCAAAAACGATCATCCTTGTAAGACTCTGCGCCCTTATTCATCTTCTCTAGTTCTTCAGTCAGACGCGAAATGTTTTCCTGAGAACGCTT